ACTGGCTGGATCTCCTTATCAAGGGAACTATTGGCGTTGTCATATCGCTAGTTGGCATGGACTACAGGCAAGTAAAGAACTCGCTTAAAGAGTTAGAGCAAAGCAAATATCAGCTCACTATGCACGTTGAGGTAATGCAGCATGAGATGGTCGCTATTAAAGACCGCTTGCAACGCATAGAGCAAAAGATTGATAGGATACTAGAGAAATGAGAGTGCTCATTGTGCTGTTGGCATTTATAGCCTCTGCACAGGCCCAGGGAACGAGCTACATTGGACTCTGTAACAGCACTTGGAATTGTGAAAAAACCCTCGCCACATGGCGTGGAAAGCCTATAATCACTGGATGGCTAGAGGATTCGTTTGGCAAGAAGTGCGAGTGCGCGAATCAGATACTACAGCAAAAGAAACGCAAGATTATTAGAGTGCACTTAGCAAACGGGCCTTGTCTTAGAAACAAGAGATGCCAGCGTCATGATGTGTTCTACGGATACACGATAGCTTCCGCGAATAGAGCAGCTAAGAAGCCATGGTCACGGTTAAGAAAGAGGCTAGACGTATTAGCCGTGCGATTTAAACAGCGGATTGAGCAGTCGAGAGGTTCGCTAACCTGTTACGTTTCACCTTGTTTAGAGTGTGATTTGAATGGACCTGCTAGAAAAGCTCTCCTTAGTGCTGTATCTGCTACTTTGCCTGGTTGTGTCATCGTGGATAATCCTTTGCGATCCTCCTGTATACGAGGAACCGTCTGCGAGCGACACGGAATATCTCCTAATTTACAAAAGCCGTGCATAGCTGATCTGGATGGCACAGAAGCTAATTCTGTTATTGACTTAGTGCGGTTCTATAACAACACTAAGCAATGTGACTTACGGTTTTACTGGACGTCATGGATGAACTGCAATTCTGGAAGCTGGAAACCCCCAACCAGCAGGGATTGCAGTCATTCAATTTACCAATACGCTAGAGCAGGAAGAATCGCATGGAACTGGTTATCTTCTCGATAGTTCGTCACCTTCTAACACTTGTTGCAGGTAGCTTGCTTACCATTGGCGTGAGTGAAGCTGATACACAGAGCCTTGCACAAGCTGCAACGCCTGTAGTTTCTGGCGCTGTTCTTTACGGTGTTGGCCAAGTGCTTTCTTTGAAGAATCTCAAGAAGCGTTAGTGACTAAGCCGATGACGTTTGTTGCGTAGAGAGTTTTCTTTCTGCGCGGCTCTTTGTCTTACAATGCCTGTATTCTCTTTAATATAGTTAATAACGGCCATAAATCGGCCACGTTCTTCAGCCTGATTAAAGTGTAGCTTAAACTGTTCTGCAGCTTCCTTGCGGATACTTGAAGCGGCACCATCACCATCCTCATATAACTGATCAGCTAGGTAGGTAAGGTTAAACTCTTCTGGCTCTTTTTCAAATAAGAACCACCTAAGCCGATTGAACTCGTAAATAGCTTTGATGTGAAAGTTATTGCGGTTCTCGTTAGTGAGGCTCTCATACGCTACGAGCTGACCACTGCCCGTGTTTAGTAGCTTGTCAAAAAAGAAACAATAATCTTTTAGAGCGCGTTCGATTACAGCGAACCACAAGTTGCGTTCAGGAGTTTCATGCGAGACTGGTTCATTATCAAATATCGGCATATTTTTCTTCATAGCCCATTAGCTAGGTACTTGCTTATGATCTCTATTGCCTCATCAGCAGACCAACAGATAACAGCATAATTTCCAGCCGCGTTTAGTTTCTTGAGTATGTCCATTTGCTCAGGACTAGCGCGGTTAGGCTTAACCTTCATTTCGATGTATAGAGCGTTGTACTTATCGTTGCCTACGGGTACGCAAATGTCTGGTATGCCCTTAGTAAGGCCTGCCCGTTTCATTGCAACCCTGCGCTGTATAGAGGCTTTACGCTCGTTTGGAATAGCAAAAGCTAGTGCATAGCCTTTATGGACATGAGCCATAGCGCGACAGTAGTCAAAGAAGGCAGTTTGTTCTTGCTCTTCAGGTCGTCGCATTGGCTTTTTGAATCTTGCTACCAATTTCTGCACGACCAATACCTAGCCTTTGTTTTCGGTCCTGGGTCTTCGCAATTATGCCTAGCCCTAAATGATTTGCGACGCTCAGGCTCATTCTTGCGAATCTTCATTTCGGGATCGCCAAAGCGAACCTTGATGACGTTGCCATTCTCGTTCTTAACGTAGACAGCAAATTTCTTACGTTCGCCAGGAGTCCGAAAAGGTTTGTTCAGGCTTACCTGGCGCTCTAAACTCTTGCGAAGATTGCTTTCACCAGCCATTACTTCTTCTTTTGTTTAGTTACGCCTTTGATAGTTCCCTTGTTCTCGGAAGCGTAGAACACCTCATCACCCTGCTTTTTGCCGTAGAACTTTTCCATCGCAGCACGGATTTTAAGACCTTTCTTATTCAGTGGCATCTGATTCATCCTCTAAAGATACATTTGTACCCATTGTTGGCCACATCCAGCTGTTTAGACAAGCGATATATCCTGCTAGGAAGGCATCATACTCTTTGCCATACGTCCCCAGTGGCATAGACTCGACGTACTCCCTAGCTAAATCCTCAGCCGACTTCATGCGCGCTCCATATAAATGCCAGGACCGCATAGCAGATTAACCTCGACCGCCTCGCAATGCATGACAGTATCGAGAATGAGTTTGGCTAGTCGCTCAGGTGACTCGTTATAATGAGTATCAACTAGCGCACGAAGGTCAGGCCGAGACTCGTATTGATGCGTAAAGTCTGCTGATTCTCGGATAGTTAGCCGGACAGACCACTTCCCATCGGTAATTGTGTGAAGGCTGTAAACTCTCATAGTGTTACCTCTATAAGCTCAGGATTTAGATCGGATTGTGGCACTGCCCAGTAAGGCCCGTTGATAAAATTACCATCCTTATCTTTATCGACCCAGTAGCAATCTTGCTTACAGTCGCGGCCATACTTCCAGCCAACTATCTCAAGGTCTGGATATATACCAACCACAAAATAGTATTTGGCGTCATCCTTATCCTTCTTGCGAATCGGCATTCTAGCTTTGGGATTGGCGCTACTACGAACTTCTATATTAACTCCAACATCTGCTATTACGCGGTCTGAACCGCTCATGTTGCAATATAAACCCAATGCCTTAGCTACCGTTAACTCTGCTATAGCGCCATGGATGTGAGTCATAAACTCATCTTTCATCTTATAGCCAGTATCATTACTAGCGTTTCTTTTAATCGCTCTAAATTGCCTCTGAAGCCCTGCTACTGCAGCGTTAAAGGCTTCTCCATGTTCTAGTTTTATTATCGTCATAGTCATGTCTCCAGGTAGCTTAAAAAGGAATGTCGTCATCTTCCACAACTGCTTTTACAATCGCTGCAACTTTTGGGTGTGGAGGACGTGTATCAAATGATGATACAGGTTCGCCAAACTCCTCATGTGCCCACGTTGTAGCTTGCTTAATCAGGTCTGCAAGCATAGCCAGTTCATTAGGGAAATAACTCTTAGACTCAAGCCATTCGTTACTATCTTTGGGCTTAAACGTCTTGCGGATAGTGAAGCTGATGCCACCATTCTTGGTCGGCCATGCGGCTATATCCAGACCTTTGTTTTTCCAGGTTTGAAGCGGTCGTGCCATGTGATTCCTTATTGATTATTAAACAAGCAACCTATACATTACACAACTATGGAAGACAATACAAAACAGATCGAACCTTATGTCGACTTACACAAATTGCTTCAGCACTTTTCAATAGCGCGAGCAAAAGTTGAAAAATTGATTCGGGAAGGCATGCCGATTTTAAGAATCGGTAAATCTCGTCGTTTCAGAATAAGTGAAGTAGAGGAATGGCTAAAGAATAAGCAGAAATAAAAAAAACCACTCGATACCTTGGCGGGACATGAGTGGCTTTTGAATGGTGCTAAAGGAATTGCTCCCTATATGAACGAAGATAGCAAAAAACATCGAATCGGCATAGTGGACTTTGCTCTTGTCGATCAAGGTTTGTCACATCTTGAGGCTCTCGTGTTTCAATATGTGCAACGCTTTGAGAAAAACAAACGGTTATGCTTTGCCAGCATTCCACATATATCGGCAGAACTTAGGCTCCCAGAGCGAACAACCAGACGATATATAAAACGACTAATTGAACTCGGATTTCTTCGTGAAGCGGTCAAAGGAAGAGGTCGTTACTTAAACACGACTAAGGCCAAAACTGCACCTATTGCGGCCAAAGTTGCACATGATTGCGGCCAAATTGGCCAGCTACCAATAGAAGTACCAATAGAAGTATTACCAATAGAAAATACCAATACAGATTTGAAACGAATCAATACAGCTGCTGAGAGGTTCGGATTGAAGAAGAGATTCTAAGCTGGTACCTTGGTCGAGTCATGGTCTTTCCATGTCTCCATTCAAAACTCAGCTAGTCCCTGAGTTTTAACCGCACCCAGTTTCGCTGCTGAGTGCGGTATTTTTATTTGGCTCCACCTCCTGGACTCGAACCAGGGACATATCGGTTAACAGCCGATTGTTCTACCAACTGAACTAAGGTGGAGTGCAACTACAATTTAGTTATTAACGTATTGCTTTGCCCTAATTTATAACCAGCTAAATAGCTTTCTATTAACCAAAGTTCTGTAATATCTGACATATAATCA